GCTGTTTTCGGTGTCGCTGGTGCTGATTTTGGCCGCTGTTCTGCTGGCTCGTCTGGGCTTTGCCGCAGAGGACAGGGAGAGATCCGCAAAGCGGCGCAAGTACGGCAAGATCAACCGCACCCACGCCCGCAACCCGGAGTATCCGGAGAATCAGGAGCGCGGAGCATGATGACGGCCAAAGAGTACGTTGAGGGCAAAGTCAAGTCCTACACGCGGCTTGCCGAACGTTGCAAGCGAGAAGCCGAAGCCTCAGATGACATTGTTGTCCGGGCCGGATACTCCGCACGGGCAAACGTCTGGGAGATGTGTGCCGAAGAAATGGACAACGTGCGGGAGATGCTGCAAGAGGAATCTGGGGAGATCACGTATGCCTGACACTGTCCACCATGTCATGTGGTACACCGTGTATGACGCAAAGACCGGAGACCTGATCGCTAGAGGTACATCTGAGATGTGCGCCGGGCGGCTGGGTTACAAAAGCGCAAACAGCTTTGCGTCTGCGAGCTGCCACAGCCGCAACGGCAGACGTCGGGCTCGCAAGTACATTTTTGAAAAAGAGTGCATCCGACGCTGTGAGGCTGAACTGCCCCCACCTCGCACCAGAGGAAAAGGAAGGAAAAAATCATGAAAATTATCATTGAAGAACACGGCGGCATGGTTTCCGTTGACTTCAAGGGGTCCGACAAAAACGTTCTCCATGCTCAGGAACTTCTCATGATGGCAACGATTGAGAGCATGGTGGTGAAACTTCGCACGAATCTGACGGACGCGGAGGTGGAAGATCTGATGGATAAGTTTGGTAAGTCCATGAAATCTTCTGCCATTGCCCGCTATAAGCTGGGTTCTACCACCAACATGACCGGCTTTTCCGACAAGGAGGCAGCTTTTCTCTCTAAGCTGTTCAACTTATGACCGGGCAAAAAGAAAGAGCCTGCCCGTGCACCAACACGGACAAGCCCAAAGGGTGATGAGTCTCGCCGCCCATCACCACAAAAATAACACAAAACAGGAGGTTTTACAAGTGGCACTTTTGAGAATTTACGATGTGGAGCAAGAGCCGCCAGCGCTTGTTTCGCAGCAGCAATTTCCGGTTGCTTCGGATGCTATTGTGATTGCCGATGAACTGGCAAAGAGAAAGCCCGAACAGCTGTACAGGGTGTTTGACGCTGATATGAACGTTGTGTATGCGAGGTGAATATTTATGCAGGATAAAAAATACATGACGAAGCGAGAACGTGTCAAAGACCTTTCTAATAAAGCCGAAGGTATTTATTACTACATCGGCCCGCAGTACATGCTTTTTCGGCTTATTAACACCGGGAACGAGTTGGCAAGCGAAATCAATCACGCGGTGGCATATTTTACCAGCTTTGCCCAGAACGGTGTACTGTACGATGATGGCGCTGGCGGCAGCCGTTCGGTAATCGACTGCATTTACCGCAAGGTTGGGCATTTGATGTGTGATATTGACATTATCCACGCTGCGGGTGGCGCTGAGATTATGCCAGAACCATTTGAAAGCATTGATCGCTGTTATAGTATTGAGTACACAACGCTGCTGCGCGAAGCGGTTATTAAGGGATTGCCAGACGATTACAAAGGACCCCAGCAGAACCCGTACGAGATCAATTTGATTAAGCCTTCGATTGCTTATGGACGCGAACAGCGCGATGCATACGATGATAATTTTTTTGACAGTTTTACCCGCAAAGAAGAAGCTCGTGACCGAAAAGTTGTTTTTCATTGCACAAAATCCGATTTGGACGCAATTAAGCGCTACGCGCACATCATTGATGTAAAGTATACTGAGGAGGAAATTCACCATGCCTGAAAATGAAATCAAAAAAGCACCTGTTGAACAACTTCAGATGAACGCCGTTTCTGCGCTAGAATCCCCTGCCGTTATCCCCGCTGCAACACCAGCTCAGCGTCCGCAGAGCTATGCAGAAAAAGTGCAGGGCCTGACCGCAGATGAACGCATTTGGCAGCTGGCAAAATCTAAGGCAGTTGCAATGGCCAATTTGCCGGATGGGATGCTTCCTCAAACCTACGCCGGGAACATTGGCGCTTGCGCCATTGCCTGTGACATGGCCCAGCGCATGGGCGTGTCGTACTTGTTCGTGATGCAAAATCTTTACGTTGTGCATGGTCAGCCTACATGGAGCGGCAAAAGCTGCAAGGCTCTGATTGACAACAGCGGTGAGTTTGCAGGCCGCACTCGTTACCGCATGGAAGGACAGGAAGGTACCGATTCGTGGGGCTGCCGCTTGATTGGCGTGGATAAGCTTACCGGCGAGAATGTTGAAGGCCCTAAAGTCACCGTCAAAATGGCAAAGGATGCCGGATGGTGGAACAAGAACGGCAGTTACTGGCCCAAGATGACCGAAATGATGCTCAAGTACCGTGCTGCAGCATACTTTGCCCGTGCTGAATGCCCGGAAGTTCTGATGGGTGCAAACATCGACTATGAATCCGGCGCAGGCGATAGCGCCGAGGAAGAGGTGTAACATGCTTAACGTAGTCGCAATCATGGGCCGTCTTGTGGCGGATCCCGAACTGCGCACCACCCCGCAGGGTACCAATGTGTGCAGCTTCCGCATTGCCTGCGACCGCAACTTTGCCCGGCAGGGCGAGCAGCGGCAGGCGGACTTTATCGATATCGTGGCATGGCGTGCACAGGCCGAGTTTGTGTGCAAGTATTTCCAGAAGGGCAGCCTGATTGCCATTGAAGGCAGCCTGCAGACCCGCCAGTATCAGGACAAGAACGGCAGCAACCGCACCGCCGTGGAGGTCGTGACCAGTAATGTGAGCTTTGCGGGCTCCAAGGCGGCAGACAAGCCCGCCACGGCATCCTACGAGCAGCAGACGGCAAATCATGTGCGGGAAGCAAACGCCGCGCACAGCGCCACGCATGCGGCTCCCGCGTATGAACAGGGAAACATGGACGACTTTGCCACGATCCCGGATGATGGAGATCTCCCCTTCTGATTTCGCAAGCTGTGCTATCTGGCTATACGGGCGTGCAAAAACGAGAAAGGAGGTGGAGTATGCCGGAGAAAAGACGAACCAGCTTTATTTTGCTTTTGGAGCACGTCCACACGATGGAAGAGCTGACCGATGCAGAGTTCGGGCAATTTATCCGCGCTTATGCGGCATACGTCGGAGACGGAACAGAGCCGGTTTTCACAGACCGCTCCATGCGGATGATGTGGAAAACTGTAAAAGCATTTGATGAAATGAACGTACAAAAGTATTCCAGCACATCCGAAGCGCGGCAGCAAGCTGGAAGAAAAGGCGCGGAAAAACGTTGGAAATCTGATAGCAAAGCTATTGATGCCAATAGCAAAAATAGCAAATGCCATTTTGCCAATAGCAAAAATAGCAAATGCCATTTTGCCAATAGCAAAAATAGCTTATCTGTATCTGTATCTGATTCTGTATCTGATTCTGAATCTGTTTATAAAGAAATATCCCCTAACGGGGATATAAAGAAAGGCGCTAACGCGCCGATACCCACGCCGGAGACCAAAACAGCCAGATTCCACCCACCGGACATGGCAGAGGTTAAGGCGTACTTTGCCGAAAAGGGCGGAACGAACGCTCAAGCTGAAAGATTTTTTACTTACTACGAGTCCAACGGGTGGCGTGTAGGAAAGAACCCGATGAAAAAGTGGAAGGCTGCTGCGTCGGGCTGGATATCCAGAGACAGAGACCAAGCATCTGGATATAACCGAAAGCCAACCGAAACCGTAGACGACCAGCTTGCACGGGTGCTGGCGAAGATGGACAGAGAAAGAGGGTTTGAGACATGACACGGGAAGACGTGGCAAAGCTGATCCGCATGAATTTTGTGCTGTACAAGCTGGGTTCCAAGCCACTGACCGATGAGGAGATGCAGACCACCATCGATGTGTGGACGTACCAGTTTGGCGACTATGACGGCGATACTGTCAAGCGGGCTTTTCTGGCGGCGAACCGGGTATGCGTTTATCCGGTCACGGTGGCCGACATCTTCAAGCAGCTTTCCCAGTGTCTTGACCCGTCCGCTGAGTGGGAAGCTCTGGCTGTAGCGGCACGAAAGGCACAGACATTTTTGAGCTGGCGCAAGTTCCCGATGGTGACCGGCATTGACGAAAAGGGCGGGCTGCTGCGTAGTGACGGGCAGAAAGAGCTGAAAGCCCTGTATGACCAACTTCCGCCGGCGGCAAAATCCTATGCCGGAAGCGTGGGAGGACTGGCAGAGCTGGCTGAAATTCCAGACCTTACATACCGCCGTGCCGAGTTTTTGAAGCAGGCGCAGGCAGATATCACCACCACCCCGCGTGAAGCTGCAAGGCTGCGGGCGAGCGAGACGACAAGGAAGGAGATTGAAAAATGAGCGAATTTATCGACCGCGAAAAAGCCATCGCAAACATCAAAGCGGCATATTGCTGTGGCTGCGAAAATTACAACGGCGTAAAATGCCGCGCATGTCAGATTATGGACGCGATGGATGTGCTGGAAGACGAACCGGCAGTCGTCCCGGACGTACAGCGCTGGCGCGACCCTGACAAGAATCCCCCGAAAGTCGAAGAAGATGTGCTGATTCTGTTTGAAACCGCCTGCGGTGGATATGGGATTACGACGGCTAACTACGAAGATGGAACGGTCTTGTCCCAAAAGAGCGCTTTCTACTGGGAAGATATTTTCGAGTGGGGAACCTACGATGAAGAAAGCGATGATTACTTTATTCCTAAAGGCTGGTGGGAATATCGTTATTTCAACCAGGATGACATTTACGATAACCGTGTAGATGCTCATGTGGTTGGGTGGATGCCGCTGCCGCCGAAGGTGCTGAAAAATGATGATGACACCGTGTAAAGACTGCCCCGACCGGCACCCGATCTGTCACGACAGCTGCCCGAAGTACGCCGAGTACAAGCGTCAGCTGAAAGCGCAGCGCATCTACACCAGCACGCACCACGCGGCGGAGCGGATCAGCCGCAACGATTTCGACAAAGAAGGATGGATGGGAGGAAGAAAACGGTGAGAACCCAGAAGCCTTCCATCGGAACGCCCATGTGGCATGTGCTGGAACACCTGTACTACGAAAAGACCCACGCGGGGCCGTTGATGGAATATGTGGTGCGCGAAGCCCGTGTGACCGGCTATTTTCAGGGCGGCTACACCGAGGTCAGGCTGACGGGAAAGAATGCGGGTGGGTACCTGACACCGTTTTCCTACCCACTGAGCGACATCGGACGCAGGATGTTCTATACCCCGGAAGAAGCCGCACAGCTTGCAAAGCGCATGACCAAGAACGAGGAGAAAATGCTCTGGTGCCGTGAACCGCTACGCAGGCCGTGGACGGAGTACATCGTGCCGGTATCGGAACAGATGAGCTTATTTCAGGAGGAGACCACATGAAGCCGAAAACCAAATCTGAACAATGGGGGTAAAAAATGAAAACAGTACAGACGGCGCAGAAGTACAAGCCCGGACAGTATATCGTTTCGCTCGATCATTTGATGGAGCAGGAACTTGTTTATTACGGCGGGAAACTGCTCCACAAGGGATGGTTTGGCAACTGGCAGCTGTGGTATGCGAAAACTGAGCTTGCCAGACTGCGCATTCGGGAAGCTGTGAGAACGGAGGAAGAACATGAAACCGAAAACGAAATCTAACCCTGAAACCGACACTATGAGTCCGGAGGAAATGGCCCGTTATTTGATGGGGTTTTGCCGTTGCTATTTGGAGACAGGAAATGGTTGCCCAGGTTGCCCGTTCGATAAGCCGACCAGTAACGATGGCGATGGAGAATGCCGTCTTGGTGTTCCTTCCGACTGGGACTTTTGAGGAGGAGAAGTGACGCATGAAAACCGAAAAGAGAATGATCTGCTTTATCGTGTCAGCGGTATTGTTGATTGTGACGCTGTGTTTTACATCCTGCAGTTCGACATC